AATCAGGCGGCGTCCGAAGGACTTGGAGGAGATCTTTGAGCGCCTCTTCTGCCTTGTCTTCCTCCACAAGGCAAGTCAGTTCGTCGTGAACATGGAACAGGATCGGCAGACCGAGTTCATACTCAATGATTGGGATGAAGTGAGCAAAAACATCGCGGGCGGTGGCCTGCACGAGATTTTCTGTCAGACTCCCTCCCCACCACTTCTTGCGGATGAACCCACGGTTCGAGATTGTCTCGGCTGTCAGCCCTCCCATTGTGGACGGCCTGAAATACCGCAGCAGCCTGCCTGACGGCAGCTCGATATGGTAGGTCTGTCGCTTGGACGCCGCTGAGCGCATGTCGTTCTGGAGGCTGTTCCACAGCCCACGAGGTCCGCAGACCAGCGGCATACTGTGGCGGAATGACTGAACCACGCCTTCGGCCTCAGAGAGCGTCAGCTTGACTCGGTATGTCTCAGCCATCGAGACGAACTTCTCTGCTCCGGCTCCGTACCCAAGCGAGAGCACACGAGCCTTGGCCAGTGCGTACTTGGTTGCGTCCTCTTCCTTGAGCTTGCCGCCTGTCCAGCCCATTGTGTTACGGGCGTGGACTTCGTAGATCGCCATTCCCTCCCTCAAGCCCTGAAGCATAGGCTCGTCTCCCACCAACCACGCAAGACAGCGAGGTTCAATCTGACTGAGGTCAGCATTGATGAACTTGTATCCCGGAGGAGCCTTGATGAGGCTGCGGAAGTCCACACCGAACATCGGCTTGGATGGCAGATTCTGGACATTCACGCCGTCAGCGCCGCTCCAGCGACCTGTGGTGGTGGCTCCGAAGTACAGCAAGCCGTAGTTCATATCACCTTCACCGAAGACTCGCGCTCTCATAGAGCGGAGGCGCTCCAAAAGAGTGTTCGTCCTTCGGAAGTTCCGCATTGCCCCGACCCACGGGTACACTTCACCGTACTTGTCCTCCCACTCTGCGCAGTCTTTCGAGTCTTTGGCGAGGCTCGGCGGTGGTTCGATGCCCACATCACGGCAGGCGACAGCGAGTGCTTTAGGGCTCAGTGGCTTCTCTTCGCCAGACGCGTACCACGGGATCTGCTGCCCTGCTTCCCAGTTCTGCCTTTCCAGCACCGGAATGCTCGCGTCCATTGTTGCCACATCCACCGGGATTCCGTCCCACGCAATCATGCGAGTGTGACGGCTCAGCAGCCTTTCATGCAGCGGCCACTCTGCTCCCAGTTTCTCCCACAGGCGCAATGTCAGATTTGCGTCACGAAGTGCATACTCTGACACTTCTTGACGGAACTCTTCACTCATGTCCTCCCACTTCTTGCCTTTCATCGCGGTTCGCGTGTCTTTCGAGACCTCCTCATTGAGGAAGAATTTCGACGCTCCGGCAAGGTTTCGTGGCCCGCCGAAGTACGCTGCCAGATCCGCGGTGCAGTGTGTGACCGCTGGCACAGCCTCTTTTGGAACGACTCCAGTCTCCCGCAGTCGTTGAATGATGAGTTCATCGAAGCTGGCATTGTGGTGGAGCCACTCCCATTCAGGCCCGCTGACCGACATCCAGTCAAAGTCTTTGGGGTGTCCGACAAACTTAATGCCTGTCGTAGTTTCGACGGTCACCATGTAGGCATCGAACTCTTTGGCGAAGATGTAGTTCCTCGTGCCTTGGATTGTGATGCTGAATTGTTCGTCGTAGTAAGTCTCGAAGTCAATCGCTGCCGCGTTCATCTTTATTTGGTGGGTTGGTTGCCGAAGGCGTAGTCACCGCCTGTCCATTTGTTTGCGAGGATGAGCCTGCCGATCACACAGTAGTTGCTCATGTCCATGAACGAGTCTTCGATAGACTCATTCTTGGGGGCGTCAGTTTGCTTGGTGAGGTTGAGCAGACGCTCAAACTTGTCATTGATCCTGACAAGCAAGCCCGGAACTCCGAACTTGCCGATGTTGTGCGGGCCGTAATCCTGTTGCTTGCGATCCAGCAGCACTACCTGCTCAATCGCCAGTTTCAGAGCTTCGACGCCGACAACCGTTTTGATGCCAGCAGCTTTGGCCAGCTCTTCAATGTTCACTCCAGTCTCCATACTTTTGCGGTGCGTTTGTTTTCGCTGAGGCGGGTTGCGATGGATATGCCGTGACGAGAAGCCAGACTATGCAAGGTCTTGACCACTGTCGCATCCACTGTCACAGCCGGAGGGTTCACAACAGGCAGTGCTTTCAGCATTGCTGTCAGATTCACCGGTGGTGGAGGCGTTTTCTTGGTTTTGTTGGGCGGCGGCATCTTGGGCTTCGTTGATTTTGCTGGTGATGAACTCGGAGAAGGCTTGATAAAGCTCATTCATTGCTTGAAAGGCTTTGATGAAGATCATCGGAGATACATCCTCTTTTTCCAGAGGTTGGGATGATCCCAGATGGATTCGACCGGTCTCCATGTCTTGGAAGACCGCAATGGTGACCTTCTTCCCGCTGTCGAGAGTTTGGTTCATTGAGAAGTTGCAGGGTTCTGCAACGGTAGGTTCGCTTTCGGTGTTTTCGGTACTCACTTTGTGGGGGTGTTTTGGGGTTTGGTTCCCCTTCCCTGCCATACTGCGACAGGGAAGGGGAGGGGTTGATTACTCGCCGCGGCGGATTGCATCAGCGATGGCGGCGTCTTCGTCAGACAGCCTGCCTTTGAAGGTCGGGACAGGGATGCTCCAGCTACCCTTGGCCCCTTTCTCGATGCGAGAATTGAGGTGCCAGCGGCCCGTCCACAGACCCTTGCGCAGGGTGAACTGACGCGCCGTAATGAGAGGCTTTGCGAGCCCCGTGTAGGAGCTGCGACCCACAGAGTAGATCACAGGAGCCCAGAGACCGCCAGCCAGCTCGTACATGAACAGGTCTGCGACAGCCTCAGCGTCTTGAACCTTGTCCAGATCGTCAGGCTTTTTGATGAGCATGAAGATGTGGGCCAACTCGCTGAACTGGTAGTCACCGTACCCGATGACTCCGCCGTTCTGCTGCACTTGCTCAACGCTGTCATAGACAGCACCGCGCTCGGTGTCGCCTTGAGGGCGCTTTTCCTGATACTGCTTTTTGAGCGACAGGGCGATGAACTCCAGCGGACGAGCCAGAACGCAGGTTTTGTTGAGGACGAACTCACCGAACCCGAATCGTTCAGGCAACTCACCGGTGCGCTGAACAAGGTTGATGCGCGGGAGGCGCAGATCGGAGAGGTTGACATCGCCCTGCACATCATTGCCTGCCTGTGCGGCGACATTGGTGCTAAGGGCTGACGGCTGGACAGCCGCGGTGGGTGCGAGTGGAAGTTCCTGTTGAACAGGCACTTCGATTTCTTTCGGAGCCTCCGTTTGAGCAGGGGCTGCGGAACGACGATTGAACGATGTGGTAGGCATAGGTTTGTAGGTTACTTGGTTCTTTGTCTCTTACTTCTTCCTGATAGGGTCCAACTTGTGGTAGGTCCCCTCAGAAACCAAAGCTCCCGCGTCCGTCAGACGGGCGGACATGAGTGCTTTGTACTTCGCTTTCTCGCCCTTGGGGGCGGTTTCAGCGAAAACTTCTTCCAGCTTTCCGATGGAAATGTTGCTGACACAAGCCATCATGTCTTCCCATGTGAGCTTGTCTTTGAGAGCTTCGTACGCCAAGAGCGGGTTCACGATCTTGCGAGGGCGGTTGACTTCGACGAGTTTGAAGTCTTCTGGCACGATGCCTTCCATGAGCGCCATGTTGAGCGCCCACGACTGAATGTCCTCAGCCCACTTCTGTGCGATCTTTGCTGCGCGGAGCAGGAGGCTCGCTTCCTTTGGGTCACGAAACTCTCCTTCGCTGACCAGCGGGTTCTCCAGCACCTTGAACTCAGGATCGTACTTTGTGGTGATGCTGAGCAGCTTCTTGCCGAGAGGGCGGCACTGAGCGCGGCGACCACAGAAGTCACAGGCTTCGCACAGAGGCGTGAGCAGTTTTTCACTCTCAGGCGAGAATGGGTCAGCGTTGACTGCTTTGGCGCGGTCAACCACGAGCTTGATCTCCCGTTCCAAGTTCGCCATGTCTCGCTCACGATTCCATGTGTGGTAAGAGATCGTGTCGAGTTTTGGCTGCACGAGGTGAACCGTGATTTGCTTGATGCTCGGGAAAGCCATCAGCACACCATAGGTGTAGGCTTTCATCTGGATGTTTTTCTCCGCTTCGCGGACCGGCATGATGCCGAACTTGAAGTCAACGATGTCAGCGATTCCATTCGGCTTGATGATGAGGGTGTCCAAGTACCCCCACTGATCGAAGAACTCCACGCAGATTTCGCGCTTCACTTCGACCGCTCCTTCGGCAACCTCGGCTTCATAGCCCATCGCCATTTCGACGAGCATCTTCTCTTCGTCTGAGAGGCCGTCCAAGTTGCCCGTCTCACAAGCAGCGTGGCATCGCGTGCCTTGCTCGGCTGCGGCGGTTGCTGCTTCACTGCTGGTGCCGGAGATGTACCCGGGGCAGATTGAGAGCGGGTCCAGCTTTGAGGGAGAAAAGCTGGCGTGACCACGGTCAGCCGACTTTTGCACAGCCTCGGCAGCAGTCTGCGGAGCTTTCTGCTCTTTGGCTGGAGCAGGCTCTGGAGCAGAGATGGCTTTGGGTTCTTGAATCTTCGGGGCTTCAGCAGCCGCTGGCTGCTCCTCTGTTTTGTATTTTGGCTTGCGGGGCATAGTTGTAATAAACGACTTGTTGTGCAGTCTCTTGAGGTTGTCAATTTTGATTTTCACCGCCTCAAGAACTTTTTCTTCAACCGACCCGGCAGCGACCAGTACTCGGTTGATAGGGCTACTGAGAGACCCCGCTCGGTCTATTCGTCCGAACACCTGCTCCATGATCTTGGCATTGTAGCAGGGAGAAATGAGAGCTTCTCTGGGGCGAGTGCTTGTGCTGGTGTGGTGCAGGTTGATCCCTGTTCCTCCTGCGGCGATATTGCACAGCACAACATGTAGTGTGTCTGTCTGGAACGCATCCACAACAGCTTGTCGTTCTTTCGGTGTTTGGTCTTTGCCCCAGATCACGCCAGCGTTGATTCCTTTTCGGTTCAGTGAGTCCCGCAGAAAGCCGATGCTGTCATTGAAGTTGAGGAACACCGCTACTGACTTGCCTTCACTCAGGCGCTCTTCTACAAAATCGCAGATTTCTGGCATCTTCAGCAGTTCAACTTTTTGACGAGCACGAGTCAGCTTGACCATGGCTTCTGCTGGATTTCCTTCGAGAGCCACTTTCTCCTCCTTCTCTTTGTCAATAATCTGCTGGAGCTCCTCAGCGCACTCTTCGAGCAGCTTTGCGATCTCGTCAGAGCTTCCAAATGAGATTGGGTCATAGATGACACTGCCGTCAGCAAAGAACTCTGCGAGGTCTTCTCGCGTGAGCATATGCCCTTTTGATGGGTAGATCAGGCGGCGCAGCAGATCTAGGCTCTTACCTCCGCTCTCCCGCTTGATGAACTCAAGGGCTCCCCAAGGGTTGGTTGAGCAACCATGTTTGAGCGCCCACCCATAGAAGTCATGAAGGCGGTGCAGATTCAGCAAATAGCCAAGAGCCCTCATTTCTGTTGGGTTCTCAGCGATTGTCGCACTGAGCATGAGGGTGGGCAGCTTTTTCGCCCCGATCAACATCTTGGCGTTTTTGGTGTAGGTGCCTTTGCAGGCGTGCGCCTCGTCAAAGACGACGAGAGTCTTCGGCGGGAGATTGAAAACGAATGATCCAGATTTCCAAGACCCCCACGGGGACTTGCCTGTACGCAGCTTCTCATAATTTATGACAGCCACGACTTCTGCGCCTTGCTCTTCTGTGACGCGCCGCCAGTTCACGAGTGTCGCCAGAGGGGCCACGATGAACATTTTCATCCCCATGCGCTTGGCTACTTCAGACGCGCATAGAGTCTTTCCAGTGCCGGTCACGGACGAGTCCAGAGCAGCGTGATTCGATTGGAGGGCATTGACTAGGATGTCAATGTGCTCCTCCTGCGGAGGGTATGGAGTTTTCATCAGGGTTGATTTTTGGCCCACTCCCAGATCAGGAGGGCGTCAGCGACGGCATGAGTCACTTTGATTTGAGGGAATCGCTTTTGTGCTTCCCCCTTGAGTTTGTTCTTCCAAGCAGTGTATCCACCAGCTTCTTTTTTGCTGCCGAGACGGAAATGCTTTTGCCATGAATGAGGATCTACTTCGACTACGCGAATGCCCATAGCGATGGCTGCTCCAGTCAGCAAACCAGCATTGCGGTGCAGCTTGGCCATGCTGGCTCCGCTGACACGCCCGCCGGGCACGGCGACAAAGTGGGGCAGCTTTTCAATGAACAGGACGCCTATGTCCTTCCACCTTGCTAGGAGCTCCACGCAGTCCACTTCTGTTTCTGGCATGGCGTGTACTTCGGTTGGTGACAGCCCATCTTTGGGCCCTGCTACAATGCCTCCACTGAGGCCGGGATCTATTGAGATAATCATAGGGTGCTGTTCGGTGTGATACTAAACCACTCGTCTGCGTCAGAGGCAAGCACAAGACCTTTGTAGTGTACTTGCAGGACTCTAGGGGTGTTGCCTACCTGTTCTGAAACTTCCCAAGCGTTTCTCTCTTTTGCCATCGCGTAGGTCACATAGGAGTGGCGCAGTCCATTTTTCTTCCACTCAACCCCTGCTGCCCGAGTCAGGTCTCCTGTGAACCGAGTGAGATTTTGGACGAGGTGCTGTGGAACAATTACCCCGTGTGACGGTTTGACATGGCTCAGCCATTCCATCGCGTTGTCAGGAATTTTGGCGATCCTGCGAAGCCGTGTTTTTGTGATTGAGGATGAGAGCTTTATGCTCTTGTGAGAGAGCAGCATATCTTCCCACCGCAGGCGGCAGATCTCGCTGGTTCTCATTCCCACAAAACCGCCGAGAATGAGGAGGAGGAACAAGAACTCGGTTTTCTGCCCTACCATCTTGGCTCCCTCTCTGAGCAGGCGGCGCATTTCCTCTGGTGTGTAGAACTCAGGGTCTTGCACTGCCAGCTTGGGATTCCTGACTCGCTCGATAAATAGCTTCCGCTCGTACGGAGCGTAGTCATGGTCTTGGGCCCAACGGCACAAGTTCCTCACGCAGCCAATGTACCCTCGGACCGATCTCGGTCCCCACTCTGGTTTTGCTCCTCTCACGAACTCATCTGGCGAGATTGACTCCAGACTGCGATCACCAAATGATTCGATAGCTGCCCCCAGAAAGAGGCGATTGAATGACAAGTGAGACCTAGAAACCCCCTGCTTGGCAAGGTAGGCCATGTACTTTGGGTAAATGACGGCGAGTGTTGACTTGGTTTTCTTCATAGGTTATCCTGAGTATTGTCGTAAAGAACAACATTTATGTCATCAGTCAAGAAGAAAAATCTTCCTCCCAAAAATAAAGAGCGGGAGAAGTATGGCCTTCTCTGGCCAGAAGACTCTTCTGATCTGGACATCGAGTTGATGTGCTACCGAGAGGGAGCCCCCACCTCACCCGGCAAAGCGCACCACTTCCGCAAGGCGGTTGATCTTCTCTGGAACCAGCCTAACTCCAACAAGAATTTCATCTGGCATCCGTGGGCCGAGGAGATGTTGGACGCTGTTTGCGCCAACAAGTATCTAGCCGTCGGCGGTTGCGCGAGCTCGGGTAAGACTGACTTCTTCGCGGTGTGGGGGCTCATCGAATGGCTGTGTGCTCCACATGCGACGCAAGTCCTCTACACCTCCACCAGCCTCAAGGACAGCCGCAAGCGTATCTGGTCTACGGTTGAGGACTACTTCCAAGCGGTCCCCGGGTTGCCGGGCAAGCTGGTGTCGTCTCTGGGTGAAATTCGCTTTTGCTCTGACGGCATTCAGTCTGACAAGTTCGGCCTCACTCTTGTCGCTTCTGACCGCAAGAAAGAGAAGAACTCTCAGAAC